ATTTACAAGAAACGAAGTATTGAACGTATCATACACTGCCTTTTCTCCTGGCAAAAACAAATCAACAAATGGTGTGAATCGTTGCACTTCTGTGAGTGCGATGCCAGGAATATTTGCTTCTTGACAGAAGTAAGTTACGTCAGGCATACGATCAAAGATCATCTGAAACTTATGCGGTTGAAGAAAATCTGTATTAATTGGATTTCGTGTTAATGCTGTCATCTAATAGTTTCCGTAGATCGATGGTTTTTTCTCTCTCAATTAAATCAATAATAAAGTTTGTTAACTCGATTTCTTTCTTGATAAAGAATAGTTTTTTGTTTAATTCTTCTAATCGCTCAGAGTAATATTTCAATTCCTGCTTTTTTTGTTTGCGCAGATCTTTCAAGTCTGATAAAAGAATTATCTTAGCCATATTATATTTAGGGAAAGAAAAAGGGGTGGATCCTTTCGAATCCACCCCCGAGTCACTTTGCCTTGTTATTATTATAAGTTTGGCAAACTATTACTGGTTGATATTCAACACGACGAACTTACGATAGTATACGTTTGTTCCGTTCGATAGAGTACCATTACCTGCCGCTGTTGCGAATGGATTTGCTACGAGACCATAACGTGTCTTGAAGCCAACCTTTGGCTGGTATGTTGTTGGATCAACTGCACGTACCATCTGGAGTGGAACGTATGGGCAGTAGAACAATCCAGCGTCATAAGGAGTTACTCCCTTATAACCTACCACAACATAATCTGCACCGCTGACAGAATATGGATCAACATAGACTTTGATGCGTCCGAAGAGCACACCAGCGAATGTGTTGCCTGTATCGTCAACTACGAGATTCGTGTTGTTTGATAGTGCTGAGTTGTAATCGAGAAGACCAGTCATTGCGAGGGCTGATGCAACGTCTGTGGAGACGATGACCATGTTGCCCTTGCCGCGACGGGTGTCTTTTGCGATTTTATTAGCTGCTTGTTCGATGCGGAAAAGAAGTGACTTATACTTCTCTGCCTGCCAACGACCAGAGGTGCCACCTGCTGCATCAGATACTGTCGAACTTGATAGGTTGACAACATTTGATGTCACGCCAGTGATACCGACATTTGCAGTTGCATAGATCGTACGAACAACTTCGCGGTTGATTTCAGCAAGAATTTCAGTTGACAAAATATTTGTCAATTCTGTTTCTGCGTCGAGACCGTGAACTGCCTTTAGATCCTGGGCTAGTTCGAGCGTGTAAGCTGCTTGCAAGCCACGTGAATTGGCTGTAACAGCAACGCGATCGATTTGGAAGCCCATACGAGCAAGTGTTGCATCTTCAGCAAAAGCTGTTGTAAAGCCAATACCCGTATTTGCAAGACCGAACACTGCAGAATTTGCATCACCTGGATTTACAGATGTGCTAAATGCTGTTGATGTTCCGTTACCTGAATGAGTATTTGCTTCGTTGAAGAGAGCTTCACCAGCGCGAGCTGAATCTGATGCAAATGTTGAGCGCATAGCAAAGATAAGTCCTGTTGGACCTGTCATTGGCTGCACGCCGCAGATGTCATAAGCCATTAGATTTGGAAGAGCACGACGAACTAGACCAATAAGAACTGGATCAAATCCTGTGATTCCTGCGTTTGTTGCACCTGAGAGACCAGAGATTCCTGCAACGCCCATGGAATTTGCTGGAGCAGCTTCCCATAGGTTTTGCATTGATCGTGTCTCTTCCATAAGAGCACGTTCCTGATTTTCTAGAACGAGTGCAGTAACTGCGCGCTTGTAAGGGTCGCTGATTGCTGGGAGTTCTGGGTGATCAAGAACTGGTGCCCACTTTTTTGCATATGTTTCGTTAATATACATTTAGTGTTTCCTCAGTTATTAGGCTTTTGGAGCCGTTTTTGATATTGATTGAACATATCGACTCATAATATTATTTGTAATTTCTACTTCTGGTTCTTCATTAAGAGCGACTCTTTGAAGTTCCTTTACCTCACTTTTCACTTGTACTTTAGTCGGGAAGTAGTTCTCGCGTAATACAGCGAGTTTTTCTTCATAATCACCTTCTGTGGTGAACTCCACACCCTCTGCGAGTGCCTTCATTTTCTCTGCTTGAACTGCTGTGAGTCCAGAGCAGAATGATTCTGTGACAATTGCTTTCTGAACAAAGTTAAGTTGCTCTTGAAGAGAAGCAATTGTTGCGGTCTGATCTGCAACATGTTTATGTACATTCTCTACATACTCAGCTGCTGATTCAAGTTCAGATGCAAGTGTTTCTGCAACATCAACTTTTTCTTCAGGAATCTCGATGTAGTGCTCTTGGAACAATGCACGTAAACCAGAGATAAAGTCTTCAGCGAGCTCAGCACGTAGACCTGTTTCGACAGCAACTTTATTCTCTTGCATCCATTGTTCAACAACATAGTTGAGATATTCATCAACTTGCTCTGTCAATTCGTCTTTAATTTCCTCATATGCCTGTCCTAGAACTTGGTCATTTGAAGCAACAAGCTCTTCTAGAATTTTTTCGACACGAGATGATACAGCTGCTTCGAAGATAAGTGTGGCTTTGGCGCGGAATTCTTCAGAGAGTGATTCGCCATTAAACAGCGCATCTACATCCTCTCTCATATTGCCTTGGAACTGCTTGACCGTTTCTTTAATTGCAATCATTCTTTGCTCACGAATTTGCTCTTCGGTGAGTTCAGCTGTTTTATCTTCAGCTTCTTCATCATCTTGCATATTTTGATCAGATTGCTGAGGCATTTGCTGAGGCTTTTGCTGAGGCATTTGCTGAGGCTTTTGCTGAGGCTTTTGCTGAGGCTTGAGCCGACCTTGTGGGTTCTTTCCACTTTCGCTGAGATTTTCATTCTCATTGAATGTCTCATTTGCTTCCTCTTGATTTTCTATGTCGTTCATATTCGAATCCTCAGTGCTTTCATTTGTTGTTTTACCACGAAATAAATTTAATGCCCCTTTGGCTAAATCATAAACCGCTTGTCCAGCGGCGCCAGCTTTGGCAGCGTCTCCAAAATCTTGACCAGTTAATGCGCCGCCAATACCTGTTCGGAGACCAGTACGACCAGCCCTTTGTGCAAAATCAATAAATGCATTTCCAAGACCATATTTATCATTTCGTTGATTTGAACTTGTAGTTTGATTTGCGCTAGAGGAATCTGCAGAAGCACCTCCACCAGAGGAAGAATCGGATCTAGATCTACCTCTTCTATCAATTGGATCTGAATGCCAATCCTCTAAACTGTTATATCTACCTTGAGGTCTTGCAGCGCCATCATTTCCCTGTTGACCTGCTGTTTGCTCTGGTGGACCTGATCCTGCAGGATCAGGTCGACCTGATCCTGTACCTGAACCGCCAGCACCAGTGTTGGTAGCGCCAGCACCAGTGTTGTCAGCACCAAAGTTCAGACCCTGCTGAACTAACGTTAGCATTCTATTAGCATCAGCACCAAGATTTGTACTAGCAGCTGAACCACCATCACTCTGCGCCTGGTACGCGACTGGTTGTGTAACTGGTCCTGAACCACCAGCTGGTTTTGAACCACCAGCTGGTTTTGAACCACTGCCATCAGATCCACCAGCACCCATTCTATTAACAGCAGCAAGAGCTTGCTTAAAATCAGCATCTAATTTTAAATTGCTTTCTTTAGTTTTACCAAGGCGTTCTCTCATTTTATATGCATAATCTGCGCCAACATTAGGATCAACTCCGAAACCTGCAGCTAGTTGTGCACCAGATCTACGAATTGATGCTCCTGTTTTGCCATAGCGATCTTCATCACTCATTTCAGATGGTGCTTGAAATTTGGTTCCTGTCCAGAATTTGCCTTTATTTGCACCAGTTCCCCTTTCGCCATACTTCGGTGTTGCCACTGGTGCTGCCGCTGATGTTGCTGTCGTTGCAGCAGCGTTTGTTGCAGCAGCATTTAATGTTGCTGTCGTTGCAGCAGCATCTGTTTTAGCGCGTCGACGACGTGGACCACCCCTTTCAAATAAGTTTACAACGTATTCAGCTTGATCCTCTGATAATGAATTAATAAACTGATCTAGTTGCTCTTCATTTAATGTTGACAGTTGTTGAATGATATCTGTTTCTTCAGCAGCCATTCTATTTACTCCTCTTAATCGATCTTTGTTAGCGTTAATATCTCTCATGAAATTTCTAACTGAGTCTGGATCTTCATCGTCGTTGTCTTGATTTCTATTTTGTGCCACGCGTGTTTGTATATTCTCAGAATCATCTTGAACATTTTGATTAGATTGCTGAGGCTTTTCTCGTTTTTGTGCAGCTTGATTAAGTGCTGTTGAAGCGACGCTACCAGCAAGATCTGATCCTGTTCTTTGACCAACTGCTCCACCTGCTGCACTTGTAATATTTCCAACAACTGCATCTCTCACACTGCCGCCTTGCAGTTTAGCAGAAGCAACATCGCGTGCAAGATTACCTACAAGCTCTGACCCTGTTGCTTTTGCAATACTGCCACCAATTCCTCCAGTCACTCCACCAATCGCACCAGATTTGGCTCCTGATTTTAAGCCTGCTGAAAAACTACCGCCTGACAATTTACTTTGAACACCACCCTGAATTGCTCCCGATATGCTTTGTTGAACAACATTTTTCGCCAAGGTTTTTAAACCTGCTTTCAAACCTGCTTTTGCGACACCACTAGCAGCGGCACCACCAGCGCCACCAGCTGCTGCACCAGCAAAACCTAATTTTCCAGCAATTGCACCACCAATTCCAGGTAAAAGAAATCCAGCCGCAATTGGTGCTAATTTCTTTAAAATTTTTCCAATACTTCTTTTCTTTTTAAGGACCCATTGTCCACGTTTAAATTTCCATTTCTTACCCTTGGGTGGAGGTTCTGTTGGTTTTGGAGGGCGTCCTGTATTCGGAGCTGGTGTCGGAGCTGGTGTCGGAGCTGGTGCAGAGGCGTTAACATTACCATCAGATCCACCACCAATACTTGAATTTTCATTATCACGTGCTGCTAATTCAGCAGGATCAGTTTCTTCATCTAAAGATGCAAGTTGAATTGTGTATACTATTTCCTCTTCATTTAATCTTTCAAAAAATTTAACTAGTTCTTCATCGGATTGTGATTCAATAAAATCTTCTAGTTGATCTGCGTCCTCTTCCAACTGCATGAATTCATCTTCAGTAAATTCTCGTTGTTTAAAATCATTAATAATCGCTTCAATGAGTAATTCTTTTGCTCCATCTTCACCATATTGTTCAATTAAATTTTCCATTAAATTATTTGATTTCTCAGGCTCTTCAGATTCAGAATTTTCCTCTGACTCTTCATCCTCGGTTGGAAGTTTCTTAATTTCTTCTGCTGGAGCTCCAGGACGACCTGGTTTTGGTGTTGCATTTATTGATTGTGCACTCATTAAACCTGGAGACACAACATCTCCAGTCATCATTTCACCACCTAAATCATTGTGTTGTATAGCAGCCATGCGAATAGGCTCTTTGCCAGCATTCGCCAATGACGCTGCAAGAATTTCAGCTGCCGACTCGTGTAATGTTTTATGAGCCATGAAAATTATCCGTTAAATGGTAATATATTTATAAAAGTTATAATCTCGATAAAAAGTTTTCAAATATTTTCAAGGAGATATCGTCTAATTGCTTCTGTTTTGCAGTCTTTATTTGATTATAATATTCATTTACATTAAATTCCTTCACAAAACCATTGTCCCAGACCCACTCTTTACCTTCCATAATGCCTTGAACAAAAGCACCTGGAGCTGATGGATCAGCTACGATATCAGCTGCAGTTGCAAGGTAAAAGTCTGGTTGTACGATATTGACTCCATCGATCATTTTAAGAGAGCCCATACCACGCGAGGATACACCAAGAGTAGCACCAGCCTCCATAAGATTCTTAGCAATTTTACCCATTGGAGTTTCAAGAACTTTTGCTTTACCCTCGAATACATTACCATTGCGCGAAATATTGGTAATCATATGAGAGACGCGCTCTAGATTAATGGTTGGTGATTCTGGATGTCCAAGTTCACCAAAAGCTCGATTCTTATCGACGTATTCTCTCATGTAACGATTGACTTCGTTTTCAAGTACCGCAACAGGATATGAACGTCCGTTTCGATTCTTTGTTTCGGCGACAAGGAATGGACCTTGAATGTATAAAGTCTTAACACCGTTTTTCTCTTCAGTGATGACTTTAATTTCTTCGACTGTTTCTGTAATAAGTTTCATTTTTTGTTTCCTATACTCCGAGAGCTGCTCGTCTTCTCATTGATCTTCGTCTTTTCATAAGAGCTCGAGCCATTTTTGCTTTTCTTTTAATTTTGCCACGACGTTGGCCACGTTTGCGACGAATTCTTTCTTGCATTGACATGCGCTTGAGTTTACCACCACGAATCGTATATCCTTTTACAGCAGAGACTCTTCTACGTCTTTGCACTTTACCCTTTCTTATACGAACTCTGACAACATTTGTGCGACCTTGACGCATTATATTGCGATTTGCTTCGCTTAATGATTCTGAATTTTCTGTAACCTCTTCATGTAATCCATAATGTGCTTGACGTAAGTCTTCAGCATCTGAAGCCATGGCCATGTCTGAACTAATTTCTCCACGCTCTAAACGTCCTTGCAAATGCGCAGCTCTACGTTCTGCTTCTTCTTGTTGATCTGGTGTTAATTTGGAAGGAGGAATTAAATTAAATTGTTGTTGTTTTTCCGTTGGTACATTTTGCGCAATAGCACGACCAGAGCGTAATGGTGAATGATTCGCATCAAAGGGGACAAAACCTTTGATAACACCTTTTGTACCAAGATTACGCATGAAGTTTTTAAGTTTTTCTCTATTTTCTTTTTTGCCTTCCTCTATCGCAATTAATGTTTTATATAAGTTTAATTTATGTGTAGCAATTTCATTTATTAATAAAAATATTTCTTCTTTTATATCTTCACGACTTCTATAATTTTTTAATTCTCGAGTCTTAACGATGCGTGGATTTAACGCTTGCATTGTCTTAATACGTTTTTCATCTTCATGATTAAATGGTTCATCTTTATCATTTTCTTCATCATCTACATTCGTATCTAATTCAGAATTATCTTTTTGAGTTGAAATTTTTGCAGGTTGCTCAGCTAAAACTTTACCTAAAACATCACGTGATACAGCGTTAGCCAAATCAACACTAGTATCCGTTGGTTTTATACCAAGTTTTCTTTTTTGTTCCATCTCTTTTTGCATAATCGATCTTTTTTGATTTGCACCTTGCCTCTGCTTAAAATCGGAATCGCCGCGATCTTCGAATTTTTCTTGATCAACATTCATTGAATTGTCTCAGTAAATTTTTTTATTTTATTAAATGATTCTTTACTTTCAAGTATCATATCATTAAGTCGTATTTTATTTTGTTCATTTAACATTGAGTACAATATTTCAATTTTTTTAAATACATCTTTTTCTATATTAATTTCTTCGCCAGTGGCAAATAAAACAGGCACAACGTCTTCTTTTAAAAACCCTGCAGCTGCTGTTTGACTAGTGCGAGCATATGTATTTAAATCACCGAATCCTTTATCTAAATCGTAAGGGACTGGAAACGTTAATCCGTATTTACTATCAGTATACATTACAACTCGTTGGCGATTCGGAAACATGCGTATTGCTTGTCTTCGCAAAACAAGCACAGCAGGTGGATTAAATTCTTCATTTAATAGCTCTGTTTCTTCTCTCATATCGCGTAATGTACGACGTAGTTGTGGCATGGTTGTATTTACAATCGTAGCAACTGGCAATTTTAAAGCAGATACAGCATCCCTTTTTTGCGGACTCATATCTCGTAAGATTCGAAAGTGAGAATGTTTTGGATTTTTTCTTGCGCGATTAATATAATCACTGATTGCAGAGGTAGCAAGAGAGGTATTAACACTGCTTCCCAAACGTAATGTGTTTCTAACAAGTGCAATTCTGTCACGAAGCTGGCTACCATTGGTTTTATTTGCAGCTGCAGCCTCGTCTAAATTTAACTTATCATTGTTTTGATGATTCATTATGCCTCTGTTTGTGCCTCTGTATTCATTTCTGTTGGTGCAGCAATGAAGTTCGAAGCAACCTCAACTTTTTTTACCTCTAAAGCATCAGCGACTTTTGCTGATAGAGAACTATTAAATGCCTCTACAGCCTCATCTCTGTTTCCTGAAAGAATCGCGTTTATAAATGATTCACTGTTCATATATTTCTCCAATATTTATACAATTATTATTGTTGCGGTTGTTGCTGTTGCTGTTGCTGTTGTTGTTCGGCGGCAGCAGCTTGTTCTGGTGCTACAGGAGGCTGGGGAGGAGCATATTGAGCCTGAATCGCCATTAATTGTTGATTCATAATGGCTTCCTCTTGAGCCTTCGTTATAGTCTCTTGTTGTTCTTCCATACGTTCATTCACTAACTGCATTTTCATTTTATCGATAGCCTCTTCATCTAGATGAAGAACATTCTTTTGAATATATTCTTTCGAGAAATATCGACCCGTAAACTGCTCTACTTGCTGTAACAATTGCATTCTAGCGTTCATGAGATCAGCTTCTCTTAATTCTGCAAAGTTATTATCTTTTAAAAAGTCATAATGAATCTTTTCGCGAAGATCTTTCCATTCATCGATCGAAGCAATGCCTTTAAGGGCAAGTTGTCGCTCCATAAGTTCGTCGAATAAAACAGTAAATTTTCCACGAAGTCTTTCAATAAACTTATTAAATTTAACCTCATCTCGTGTAATTTCTTGTGAGCGACCAAGCATAAAACCTTGTCCTGCCTCTAAACGAGTAATAGGAATGTTTAATGCTTTGTAAAGTTTTTGCTCAAAATACTTAACATCTGTCATCTCACCTAAATTTTGACCTGGAGGAAGAGTTGTAATCTCTGTTGACCTGCCCTCACCGCGTCGAGGAATCCAAAAATCTTCCATAATTGACATAAATTTACGATCGTCTTTGACCTCACCAGTTGATGAATCATAAACAACTTTGTTTCGGAACTTTGTCATAAAATCGCGCAAATATTGTTCTGCTTTAATTCGTGGCATATTACCAACATCGATATAAAATACACGACGTTCTGGCGCACGACTTAAACGATAGATAACGACAGCATCTTCAATCATTCGAAGTTGATTTAACGGTTTAATGGCTTTATGAATATATGATAGAACCATTTGTCGTTTTGGATCTAGTAATCCAGAATTTACATTCACAATTGCATCAACTGCAATTTTTACTGATGCATCGCCAACATTTGTTACAACTTGATTACCTTGTGTTGTAGTCTTATCGTTGAACAAATAAAATTCTTGCATACCAACTACCACTTCTGCACCAGTGCGTGGTTCTTTTTTCTTTTGAACCTGACGAACTTTTTTAATCTTGCGTGGATCGATGTAAACTAGTTCTTGAATGCCTAGCTGTGGTTGCGCGCGATCAACTAAAACTTGAAAAAATAATCTTCCATCAATGTACCAATCACGAAATAAACCAGAGCCATCATTAGAAAAGTTGAGCAATTTTAACACATGCTTGAATTCGTTACGAATAGAGGTTTTAATTTCCTCTGATAGTTCTAGATCATCAAGTATAATTGAAACTGATTTGCCTGTAACATCATGTACAATTGACTCATTTACAATTTCATCTATTGCTGACTCGAGTTCAGGTTGTAGAGACATTTCACGATAACGTGAAATTAAATCAACTTCATTTTTAAAACTGGCTTCTAGATCTAGATATGTACCAAAATATCCACCTGTGCCAAGTTCCATCGCACCATCGTCTGAGACGGGTGCGGTAATTTGTGGTTGAATATCATTCTCTGGCTTTCTTCTTATAATTTCAAAGCCAAATAAATTAATGCCTGCCATAGTTTACTCCATTATAATAAAATCAAATAAATTTATGGACCCTCACCCTTTCTTCTTCGAGTAGGTCTTACATTTATATTTCTGCCAGTGTTAGGTGCTTTAGCCACAGGAGTGAGGTTTAATGGTTTTTGATTTGGATTGGTTCTTGATGTTCCTGTGTTTCGACCACGACCACGAATTTCATCACGAACACGCCTAACATTTCGAACTGCTCGATTTAAATTAGAGGCAGATCGTGTAATATCATTAATACCACGTGTAACACCATTTACTTTTCTAAGGAAAATCTCTAAGAGAGACTTTTTGACAACGTTTCTTGCCATAATTAATTAACCAACATTAACTTCTTGTGAAGTCCAATATTGATACTGAAATGTTACTGCATATTCTTCGATTGCATCATTTTGATCCCAGCTAATGTCAATTGCTGAAAGATCCACAGGAAACATATCAATGAATGTATAACTCTTAATAATATCGCCCTGTTTCCCAAACTGATAAACATCAGCATCAAAAGAGTATTGAGATAAAAATGCTTCTGAAAGATTGCTCTCGTGACCAACGATTCGTGACATCCACTCTTCAAGCTGATTACGAATAATAAAATCCTCATCATTTAATACTTGAATTGTCCATTCAGGAAATACTCTATTTCCTGCCATCTTAATGCTTCTACCAAAATATGGAATTTCAATTGTTCCTATTGTAGAGCCAGGAAGCTGTGCTGTTTTTGCAGTAAAGGTAAGTTTTTCATCAAACACTGGAATGTTGACTTCAAACAGATTAGGACGTGCACCGTCAAATGGAAAATTACTTTTAAAGTCTGTAATATTAAAAGGCATTGCGTTCTCCTGACCTTATATATTTATTAGAATCTACCAACGACTTCTTCGAACGATACACCACTACGAACAGCGATGAAGTTTAGCTGAATAAAGTTTACACTTCGATTTGGTTTGACATATATGTCACCAATAAATTCATTGCGATCAATAACATCTGGTGTGTTGTTTGTCGAGTTACAAATAACCTTGAAGTCTGTGATTCCACGACGACCTTTCACTGTTCTCAAGAATGGCTCAACGATTGATACAAATTGAGATCTTGTAAACTCATCGTTAAACTCAAACAATTGCGCTTTCGCGGCTCGAGAAATTGCTTTTTCTAGAGTAATAAACAAGCGGCGAACATTGATACGATCGAAAGCACTTGGCTTCGATAGCATTGTCTTATCACCAAATAAAATAGTGCCCTCACCAGCGAATGAAACAATTGGATTAATTCCATTCTTGTATAGAACATCTCTGTCTGCTTTAGCTGGATAGTATGCAAGTTTTATTACATTTTTAATCTGGCCACGTGAGGAACCAGCTGGTGAATACCATGGATCGCGTTCTAGGTCAGTGCGCACGCATAGACCAGCAACATCTCCATTAAGTGGAATCCAACGATATGTGTCAGAATATTTGTCGTATTGATACTTCCACCCACTATCCATCACTGCATAAGAGGATGAAACATTTGAAAGTGCATTTTTACGATAGTTGACAACATCATCAGATGCTGTTGAAGAGGTTACGTTTGCAAGTGTTGGTGATACAAATACTACGCAATCTTTACGAACTTCAGCAATATTATTGATTGCATAAAGAACTGTTGCAGGAGCAGCATCACCTGTCATAATAAGCGATACATCAATTAGATCGCTATCAATGAATTTACTGTATGCTGTTTGAACATTTCCAGCAACAACAACACCATCAGCACCAGAGGTCAATGATGATGTATGAACTGCTGCAACATTTACGAGCTGAGCAAACGTTTTACCAGCTGCAGTTGTTCCCCACGTTGTATAAGTGTTCGTAATATCTGGATGATCTGTCCAATAAATGTATTTTGATTTTCTATAAAGTACATCTTTATAGAAATTTGAATTACCGACGCTATCTTTTGCATCGCTTGCTTTCGATAAGAATGGAAACGTTTCTAGAACTGATCCTGCACTGCCTGTCAAAAGACCATCTTCATCAACAACCACGATGTGCATTTCGTCATTAGCTCCGCCAACTGCGCTTACATAGGCTGATGTTCCTGGTGCAGAGTCAAAGAAATTTTTATATGTCCAAGAATTAAAGTGCGTTGTATTTGTATTTGCCCAAACACTTACTTTCAATGAATTTCCAAGTGCACCAGCATATCTTGCTGTCCATGCACCAGTGTTTGCAGTGTTTGAATTGTAAAAAGTTGTGAAATACTGATCTTCGTTTTTGATAAGAAACGATGAGTTACCTGAAGTAGTTGCAGATCTTGTATTATCACCATTTACTGCTCGAACAACACGTAAATCGTTGCCATAGTTTAAAAAATTTGTGCATGTAAAGAAAGAAATTGCCGTGTTTGTGTCAGGTTTGCCAAAAATTTCTACAAGACGAACTTCATTTTCGACCTGTCTTGCGAATTCAGCTGGACCCCATTGGAACACTCCAGCAAATGCACCAGTTGTTGTTCCTGTGGAAGGCACTACGGTTGTTAAATCTACTTCAGAGGTAACAACGCCAGGAGATACTTGAAACGCCATGTTTATGCTCCTATAAATGGAGAAATAGAAAATCTACGGAATATTTAGTAATTCATAATTTTGTACTAGGTGCCCCAGTTTTTACCCTCCACCACGTTCCAGAGAGCTCCATCTGATACAAAAGAATTGTTGCGCTCCTCTAATACAACGGGTAAGGGCAACATTTCATCCTCGATTTGTTGCATTTGTTGCTCGTAGAGACGTTTCTTGATATTCGTGTCACTTATCTCGGAGAAAAAGTTTTGACTCGTGCACCACGAGAACAAAACAAGACACATAATCAAATCGTCATGGCTTCCCTCTTCAGCTTCAAAACTAGTTCCTCTTGCGATAAATGTGGATAACTCTGAGATAGTGTCGAAATCTGTAATAATGATTTGCTGAGATTCAATTAAATTCTTTAAAATCGAACACCCCATACGCTTCACACTCTTAGTGGTTCTCAATCCTCGACTAGATTTTGTACCATATCCCCATGTTAACGATATTCGACCTTTAAGATCAACTGTGGAAAGAATATTCTCATATTCATAGTCATCGAAAAGAGAGTCCACTACTTGCTGACCATTATCGTTTATTTCAATTAGCACATATGCATTGTTATAATATTGCGCTATCTTTTTTATAATACTGGGATACACAAGTGGGCTTATGTTGTTATCTCTATATGTCGAAACAAGTTTATAGGGAATCGAGTTAATATCTATTACAACAAAGGCTGAATAATCTAAGCCTTTTCCTCGACTAGTGTCAGCCACAATTAGATAGTTATGATTCGCTGCAGGTTGATCGTAAATGTTAATTCCGCTATCAGTTTTGTTTAAAGGTTTGTTAAATGCTAAACTCTTAAGCCCAGCTGCAGAGATAAGAGTTCCAGAGGAACCCATAAACTCAGTTTCGACCTCTTGATAGTATTTTTGATCACCAAGAACTCGCCGTTGTTCATCAGCCCATCGCTGATCTCTTCCAGGAACATTTCTCCAGTTTGCCTCGATATGCATAAATCCATTGTGACCCTCTATCGCTTCGTTCCACATTTTGTAAAAATGATTCATTCCATTTGGTGTCGAGGAGATAAGAATTTTAGATGTTTCACCTGAAGATATCGTAGGATACACAGAGGTAAAGAAATCCTCGGCAATATTACTTGGAACGAATGCAAACTCATCGAGATATAGTAAAGAGATAGAGAAACCACGAATTGCACTCGAGGCAGTCGAAGTTGCCATTACACGGCAATTATTCTCGAGTTCAATATCACCTTTATTCCAGACTCTCACACCCTGTTGAATCCAGAGTGGTAACGCCTCGTATGCAATTTTAATTCGACTTAAAATCTCACGTGCTGTCGGCGCTTTGTTGGCAAGAATGGCTACAAATTTATCATTATTGAAAAGAATGTACCATAGAATGTAACCAACAACCATCGTCGTCTTTCCAAGCTGACGACCTGCTTTGAGAATTACCTTTCGATTATTTGTAATATCATTTATCGCTTGTGTTTGAAAAGGATAAAGATTTATATTAATAAATCCTCGATCAAGCGTAATAATTTTTACATAACGCTCAATGAAAAAGATTGGATCCTCGGCGCATTTCACATATTCACGGATTTGTTCCTCCGTGAGTGAGACTGGCATATTAACTTTTTTTAAGTTTGGATTGCCAAGATAATTTTTAACTCTAAGTGGTAGATTCATTTTTTATTTTTTTCAATAACTCTGTTGTTGAACCGACAAATACAGCTTTGTCGACATTAATATTGGTTGGAGTTACTTCTTTTGGCTTCAGATCCTGTTGCTGTTTCTGAAGAATCATTAATTTCTCTGTTACATCAGAGAGATTTTTTATCATATTTGCAGCCACTTCGTATGCTCGAGGATGTTGTGATTCTTTTGCAACCTCTAAAATACCATCTAATGCTTCATTACCTCGCTCGATAAGATTATAATAATTTGATCGAGAATAATCAGCATCTGGATTTTCACCGTTCTCTTTAAAAATTGTAACTGGTTTATCCTCTTTTACAGCAGGGATATAATCAGTATTCAAGATTTCTGCTAAATTTTTATCGGTTTCACTCATAAATCACGTTATGTTCGGTGCATGATCAATATCGATATCAAATCCAAATGCAGTATTTGCATTAGCTGATATTGGATCTGGTTCAATTGTAATTCTATTTAACTGATAATCTGTCGCTGAATTATAAGAATATAGATTGTAAGCAGCATTCGAAACTGCTCCAGTGATAGTATTTCCAGAGGTGAACGAACCGCTTATATCACTTACAACAAGTATATTAGCTGTATTATTCCAAGAACTTACGAATCCTCTTACTGAAGCTCCATCAACATTACGACCTTGATAAACCATTTCACCAATTTTAAATTGTCCTGTTCCTGTATTTAAATTAAATCGTTTTGCTTCGTTACCTCCACTGTTAAACTCATAAGTATTCGCAGTAACTTTGCGAATAATTTCAACATTGCTCACAGGACCATATAGATAACCCTTCATGGTAAAACCTAAATTCCATTGTAAAATTCTTAATTCTTGTGGTGGACCCTCTGTTCCACCAGAATTATAATTTACACTTTGAAGAATTAAAGGAACATCAACTGGATTTCCAACACCTACCAAATCTAATGTCATCGTATAATCTGGATTAAAGTAAGGTAAGATTTGTTCAATTAGTTGTGTGCCATCCTCTGTATTTCGAACATAGATGAAAAGTGAAAAATTAAAGTTATATGGAGCAAGAAAGGTTGTTTTAATTGCTGTTTGGTTTAATGGTCCATACTGATTAATATATGGTGAAATTTTGCGAGTAGTATCGTAAGCGATATCATTTAATTCAAATGACATACGAGGCAATGTGAGTTGAACACGTCGATCAAGATTTGGATCTTGTGTAATACGCGAATAAAACTTTTCTTTTGATAGGTAATTCAATGGAACTACAATGCGTTCTAGTTCAGTAGTTCCCGCTAAGTTATAACGAAACAATTTTAAATTATTGAACATCGAGCCGAAAGCAACGACCATCTTCCGCGTTATGCGATGATAAAAGTGTTGACCAGATAACATATTATGGCTCGTCTAGTGTTCCAAATGGATTAGATTCTGTAAAGTCTAGAATATTATCTGCTTCATTTTCAAGTAGTACATTCTCTTCAAGTGCATCTGTCTGATTCTCTTGCGGATCTACGCTAGTCATCGTCCATTGCGCATTTGATTCTGAACCTTTTATAAGTGTATTTGCTGCAAATGATCCTTTGATATTTCGAATAATTAGTTTTCTAGTTGGTAAATCCCAACTTGAAACGTATCCACGTGCTGTCGCTGAAGCCAAATTGGATCCCTGAAATACAATCTCGTTATTCGTAAATGTGCTCGAGCCACCAGCTTGCATTGTAAATTCAATTCCATATGCACTTAATTGCGCAATTATATCGATCTCATTTATTCCTGTATCGAAAATTTCACCATTATAACGTAACATCTCTAGATTTAGAGAGTACATATATGGAGCAACTTTTCCTGCCTGGAAGAAATTCTTTTCCTCTTCAACAAACTTTATCTCCATTATTTTTTCTTGAATGGGTAGATAAATTAAATCGCCCTCTTTTGGAAGATTCCGAAGTGTTTTAGGTATAACTCGTTCAAATGTTCTTCGTGCTACAGTCACACGTGCTTCTTTTTGAATTTGCAAACCAAATTTAGAAAAGAATTCTTGATTACCTTCGAAATCTTGAAATGAGTCAAGATACATATCGATCTTAAAAGCCTTTGTAAATTTTTTAACAGAATCATCGCCAAACAATCGATCTAACTCTGATTGAGATTCTCGAGGAAGATAATAAATGTCGATACCATGATTGCGTATGGATTCGATAATCATATCTTCAATCAGTAGTTGCTCTCGAGTCGCGCCCTGATTGTTAAAATAAACTGACGTTGCCATATCAACCAACGCACATCATTGGAGGCTCTTCAAATACATCGCGCAGTTTACCCTCGAGCCGTTGAATCTCTTGATCTGCTTCAGCGTAAATCCTTTCTCCATTTATAACCAATCCTCCAGGTAAAGTATAATTACCATATTTTTTTAGATTAGTTCCCCATTGGCGTTTAAATAATTGAGTTGTATACTCCTTGACCCAAGAATCATTATAAACTCTTTCATAAGAATCTTGATCAACTATTCGATTTGCGCGAAATAGTATGTACTCATTTACATTTAATTTAGAATCCCAATCTTGGAACAGATAGAGACGATTTGTCTTTTTATTATATGAAAATGGTACATCTCCTGTAATGATCATATCAAGCATTGACAAGTGTTGGCGAGCGATATAATAATAAGCATATGATGAGGCTGTTAAACTATAGAAATCGTTTAAGCGAATTTGATAGTTAACATCAAATATGTTGAACTCATTTCCGTCTAATGAAGATACCGAGGTGCCAGAAAAAGGAAACACCTGACTTACACCAATTATATTGTCACATAAGGTGATATACTTGTTTAAAATATCAGCATTCGTTACTTTATGCCCAAGGTACATAGTCTCAGTACCATCGTAGTGATAATCTTGGAATAGCTGCAAAGCATCGTCCATACGATCGTCGAGCTGATCGTCATCAACATTTATATCGATTACAGGAAAACCAAGATTTCGGAGGCAATGATCTTTAAGTGTGGATTTATTGGTAGGTTTCGCCATTTAGAACCTCGCATGTAGTACTATATTTAGTTATTCGATCAATCTACCCTCTCGAGATGTATAAATTCGATCAGGATCCATGTGAGCAAACTGCTCCCAATTAGGCTCGCCCTCTAATATTCTTTTACCAGTCGTCTCCTCGCCGATATGCTCAATTATATTTTCGCCTCGAGAATTTTTTAATGTGGCAGAATACATCTGATGAAAATGGTCTAGATAAACCATTATCATTCCTTCATTAATATTAAACTTCCAATAATCTTGGAATGGATATTCGATAATATTCTTACGATATAAACTAAAGATTATCGGAAAAGTCTTTGTATTTTTGCTATAGTAAAATTGCTTGAATTGCGTATCGCTCGATTCAATAGTTGATGGCTTCTCATTAAAGTACCATGGTTGTCGTTGTAAAACAACCGAGGCAATTTTAGATTCTGACTCGAGACATTCAATCAGATCGTCGACTTTAATTGGTTCTTTTAGAATTACGTCATCCTCTTGATGAAGAACGTAATCTACATCCATACCTCGGAGCGAGGAGAAGAAATCCGACCAATTTACCGATAGTCCTTTATTAACTGAATTTCTCCATATCTCAAATCTATAGCGTTTACCAATCAAATCAAAGATCGCATCATTGCGTGTTCTTGGATAATCATCGACAATAATCTTTCGAACCTCATGATTTCCATAGTCTAAATTAGACAATGAGTTAAGTGTCGGAAACAGATATCGAATCCTGTTGCAAGAAAAGATTACATGAAGAATCTTCATTAGTATTCTGTATTAAAAAAGAATGTTTGAAATAGTCTTCCGTTTTGAAGATTATTTCCGAAATAATCTACTGAAGCATGATACATGTTTCCGCGATATAATACTAATCGATTATATT